CTTCATCTTCAGATGTCTCAATATTCAAATCTAACATGGGAAGTATGTTAGTATCACTCAATTTATTATCTTGTAACCATTTTTCAATAGTTGCTAACTTTGATGATACTGTTACTGTCTGTAAAGCAACACCTCTTACAGCTTCTTTAAATATATCAAATAATTCAACGTATTTCTCTAAATGTAATAAATCTATTAAAAACTTTTTACGGTTAGCATCAGTAGCAGTAAGAAACTGTAAACTTGCATTTGTATTTTGATAAACTAACTGAGAGAAGGTTTTAAAGTCTACTCCTATAATTTCTTGTATGCTTTTGTAGGTATTTGTTGCAGTATGACTGGAAATATCTTCTCCATTCTTTTCCAACGTTACTTTAATACTTGTCTTGCGTTGAATGGTTACTTCATAACAGTCTTCGTCTTTAGTAAAAGATAAATATATACTATATCCTTTATTAACATACCGATTAGGTATGTCTGCTTTCTTAATACCTTTTGAATTTTTATTAAATAATGCTTCTTCAATGATTAATGGTATAGAAGACTTTCCCATACCATTAGTTCCAATAATTTGTGTTACTGTGTTATCATCAAGTTGTAAAACATTTTTAGTACCATAACTAAAACAGTTATCCCATTTGAGCTTTTGTAGCGTAATCATTATAAGTCCCTAAAATATCTGGTAGCTTATCTGAAGAAATTTCTAAAATAAAAGTTAGATATTCTACTAATTCTTCTTCAATAGTCATATCTTTATCTATGATTAAAGCCGCTTCAGACTTTCTAATAACTACTTTCTTGTCCAGTAGCTCTGAGTTTTTAATATTTGCCAAATCTTGTATATCTCCTTGTATCTCATAGATAGTATGATCAAACTCAGTAGGAATCATTTCAGAAGGATCAGATACAGTTTTTCTAATTAATTGAGGTAACTCAAACTCCTTCCATTGCCAAGACCAACCAGCTTTTTCATCTATTATTAAATAACCTGTTTTTACTTTGCTCCTATGAAAAGAAGTAGTCATAGGACTACCTGGATATACTATATTTCGTTGTGTGTTACTATGAGCATGCAAATCTCCCGCAAAAACTATTGGGAAGTCTGCAAATATATCTAAATCTACCTCTGATTTAACATGGGGTGGGATCTCTCCTCGGACATGAGTGAATAAAGGTTGGGTCGTATCAAAATGTTCAATAATATTTTTACGATGTAAATCTGCATAAGGTAATATACCATATCCTAAGTCTTTATCAACATAAGAAATATCTACTATATTGATTAAAGGGTTAATATCTCTAGTAACTTGTTTTAGCTGAGAGAAAAAGGTTTTATTTTTCTTTGTAGCTTCATGATTTCCATCGTAGATAATCGTAGGAATCCCTACTTCTCTAATAAAAGAGAAGTAAAGCTCAAGTTCCTCCATATTCGGTAGGCGATCAAAAATATCGCCCCCGATTATATGCATACTACATTGTTTTTCTAATTCGTAAAGTTGTTTAAAAAACAGTTTATAACGGTTAAAAGCCCAACTAACTGGGACATTTTTCTGTCCCAGTTTTATGTGCCAATCAGCCGTAAATAAAATCATCCTACCTTGAACTCTTCTTCGAGAGTCTCGTCATCATTATCTTGATTTGCATTACGAATGCGATCAAGAAGTTCTTTCTGTGCATCAGCAGTTGGACGAGGCATAACATCATCCATAGATTTAAGCTCTGCAATAAGGGCTAACTCAGCTTCAGTAAGAGCACGAGGCTTACACTTCAATGCTTGAAGTTGATACTCCACATTATAAGGTAGAGGGCCAGTTTTAACCCGCTTAAAACATATATCCCACCCAGTCTTAGGGTCAGTAGGGTCTCCAAGATCTTCTGCAGCAGTAATTATTTGCTCCCACAGTTTTTTCTTTAGGTTTGCTACTTTCACAGTATTATCGTTAGTATCAATTACCTGTGCAGCATAACTCCAGCCACACTTTAAATCAGGGTAATATTCACGAACCCAGTCCTGTTCTTTGTTATTGAAACGTTCTTTGTTACGATCAAAAGATAAGCACTCTAAAGGAATGTTCTTACCGTTTTCTCCTTGAATCCAGTAAACGTAACGAGCAAGGATATCCCCTACAACGCGCATTTTATTGTCGCCGTCTTTATACTGAAAAGAGTTAATTGAGGATTTCTGAGCGCCGCCAGTTTGTTTGTTAAATGATAAAGCCATTAGTGTATGTTCTCCGTTGGGACTTCTTCGTATAGAAAATGAATATCATCATAATCTATCGTAAGTAGTCTATTGTCTTTGATTGTGTCTAGTTCTACTGGTAAATGCAGTCGATCTAGTGTTATTTTTTGAGATACTAAATATTCTGGCAAACTTCTCAATGAAGCAAGCGCATAGTATACTGTAATATCTCTAATTAAATACTTATAAGCATGGTACAAAAGAAGCTCGGGGTGTAGCATAAAGCTATGCCCGCGAAAGTCTCTGTCAAAAAATTTATAAATAGGATCATATCTATTTTCTGGAATACTCTTTTTTATGAGCATTTCCATAATTAAGTTACACTCATAGATGTTTCCATCTGCTGCATCGTAAACTTTTTTCCAGTCAAATAAGAACATAATTATACTCTAAAATTGATATATTGTCAAGAATTATTTTTTCAAAGGTACTTCATATGCCAGCCCTGCTTCATGTAGAACCCCACACGATTTGAAGCTTGTTTTCTAGCAGTATTACCTTTCAGATGTATATCTATTATAACAGGATTTATTTTTCCTTCTCTTTTCCGAATCACTCGTCCTATTAGCTGAGTGAGTAAAGGTTCATTATTTATAGGTGTACCAAGTATAAGACAGCTAAGTGTATCTACTGATATACCTTCTGAGAAAATTGCTTGAGTACCGTACAAAACATTCTTGTCTGTAGTCAGCATTTTTTCTATTAGTACCTCTCTTTCTTCGTGAGAAACATCTCCTGTCACACAAATTGCTCTATCTCCTGTTAGTTCAGTACAGGCTTTTAGAAAAGCTACTCGGTCACTTACGACCAATACTTTATGCCCTCTTGCGGCGTAGGCCGCCGCCAGCATAGCTATTGTGTGACGATATTCTTCATCGTTTGCTAACTTTGTTACTCTATTAGCCCACGGTATCCTAGCCCCGTCCATGAATCTTATTTCAGATGCAACTAAATGTATACTAGGAGTCATGTAGTTTTCTTTCGGTGGTTTGAATATAGTATTACCAAAATAATCTCGAAATACTACATGCTTTCCATCTTTTCTTTCGATAGTGCCTGACAATCCTATCTTATAGCGACAGTAATTTGTATCTATAACTTTAGAAAAGGTTGGACTGCTAACGTGATGCATTTCATCCAGAATAACAGTCCCGAACTCTTTACGAATCTTATCTATGTTTCGGTATAAAGTTTGAGTATTCCCTATTACGATAGGAGCATCAATTTCAAATCTTCCGCTGCCTATAATGCCAGGTGTAATACCAAATACTTTTTCTACTTCTTTTGCCCACTGATTTCTTAGAGGAACAGTATGAGTAACAACAAGTGTTTTTTGACCTAACTTACCTGCTATTGCGAGACCTGTAAAAGTCTTACCCCAACTAACCCAAGCGTTGATTATAGCATTGTCTTCAAGTCCTTCATAAACATCTCTCTGACTAGGACGTAACTCAAACTTAAATTCAGGAAACTCTACTGGCTTTTTAATGCGTTTATCTACTACTTCGTAATGCTCTGGAATTAAATCTAATCGCCCTACTGGTAATGATATCAACCCTTTGCGAATAAGTCCCATATTCTTAATTATCTGAGGAGGATCTAAAGGATTGTGAGTGGGAATTGCATAGGTAAGTTCTTTGTCAATCTTCTCTTGGAGTTCAACATTACAATCCATGTAAATTCTATTACTTATTACTGCTTTCATACTTTTCTTTTTGTATCTTTGAGTTTCGTCTCAGCATACTCATAAAGCATCCAAGGTAAACTCTGTAAATGTAGTATGCCTGCCCAGTCATATCCATATGCGGGAGGGCGAGGAACAGTAAAAGGAGTGCGTATCCCTTTTATTGTTAAAAGTGATGCAGTATCTTTCAAGGTTACTTTCTGTATTTTTAAGTATTTCAAGCTCATAAATTTTGTCTTTTCGTAGATAAAGGGCATACCATTACTATCTACAAAATATTTTGTGTTTTGTTTTAATAAACCGTTGGGGGCCATGATTGCTTTCTTTAAAGGAAATAGTTTAGAGAAAGGCGTTTGTATTCTACGCGCCCCTAAACTATCACCTGTCATATTTGTATCATCTACTAACTGTCCTTCACAAAAGAAAAGCCCATCAACAATCTCCCATGTCTCACTGTGTAACATAAAGATAGGAAATCTTAATGTATGAAATTGTTTATAGGTTATCACCATAAAGCTTCTCGAACTTACCACCTGAGTAGTC